GCCTTTCGTGCTGCGGAGCGCAACGCCAGTTTGCTTCAGGGTGAAGGATCTTTCCAGCTTCATTATATCAAATTTAAAAACAAGAGTCGCTTAAGCGTTATTCTTATATGGTTTAAAAACTCAATAATGCTATCAGCATGGAAATGTAACCTAACAAATACTAGGTTGGTCTCCTACCAGGTGCATACCGAAGGCAAAGTTCATGCCATGTCGGAAAGGTAAGAGAAATGTCTTCCGTCGTCAACGTTAAAAACATTCGTCGTTCTTGTGCTGTGAACGGTCGGGGGTGTACTCCCGGGTATTTTCGATGTATCGTCTCAAATTGCTGAAACAGATATTGGTAAGAACGCAGGGTGGTGCCAATTGACCAAGCTAACCCAATGATACGGGTCAGTGCGTCCGAAGGTTTCTTATCCGGATTTTCGGGTAACAGGGTAGCCGCTACCACTTTGTTATGATCAACAAGAATTTCGTTGGGATTTTCCAACGTTTTACCGAGATACATGACTCTTCCCTTCAAAACATCAGGGTCATCACGATCATCAAGGAAACGTATTCCCTCATTCCATATGATCCAAGATTTATCGACTGATGACTTTTGGTTGTGGTGTTCGCCAGCTAACCTCATCATGTCTGCAAATTGACTTCGATCCAGTCCAAACTTCAACCTAATGATACTATCATCACCAAGGAAGTTAGCATAGTAATAAATGTCGTTCCACTTATTAAGCTTAGAGCTATTTATGCTGACTGAAAGTATTAAGTCTGTATGTATATACATGTTAACCAGACTGTCAATGATTTGCGTAAATCCTGATCCAGAAGGTACTCCTTGAACCTTCCTGTAACATCTTTTTCTATATAAGATTGAAGTGTTGAGAAAATAATCCTGAACCAGAGAAAATAACTTCTCTTGAATAGGGTCCAAAATCAGAAGATGCTTCAACACGCTAAATGCCCAAAGTATAGCAGATCGCTGTACTTGGCTGTCATAGCTTGTCCAATCTAATCCAAAACTAAAGGTCTGAATTGGAAGCAAAGATTCCCACATACGATGAAACAATTTCTGTCCATCTCCAGCAAGAAAATTTATACTCCATCCAAATAGTTTGGTCTTGAGCAATTGATCATACAGCGGCTTCGAAAATGTCGCTTCAATAAGTGACATAACCATGGGATAGGCCCATATTAG